TTATCAATGCAGAGTGGCGCTATAAGGAACTTTGCAAGAGTTTGCCTGGAGCAAAGTGGGATACCAAGGAGCAACATTGGCATGTTCCAGTAAGCTGGGCAAGCTGTCTTGCGTTGAGATCTACCTTCAAAACAGACCTTTTTATTGGCCCTAGATTGACCGACTGGGCAACAAATGAGCTTACCAATCGGATTACCCCAGCGAATACTCTACGTGATTTAGAGACCCTTGAGGACCCTTCTAATGCCGACCTATTTCCGCACCAAAGAGCAGGCGTTGCCTTTCTCAAGGCTGCCCGTCGTGCCCTTCTTGCTGATGAACCTGGCCTTGGTAAAACCGCGCAGGCAATACGGGCGCTAAAGGCTTTACAGGACTCTGGCGACCAAGTTTTTCCTGCGCTTATCGTTTGCCCAAATACATTAAAGAAAAACTGGAAGCGTGAGTTTGCAAAGTGGTGGCCGGACGTAGATGTACAGGTTATTAAAGGATCTGCAACACAGCGACGCAAGCAGTTTGATCAACCTTCACAGGTGTTTGTGATTAACTGGGAAAGTCTACGCGCGCACTCAAGGTTAGCAGGATACGGGTCAGTTGCTCTATCCCGCTGCCAGGACTGCGGAGGTCACGATGAAAAGATCTCAGAGAACCGTTGTGAGGTTCATCCACGCGAGCTTAACCAAATAGACTTTAAGGCAGTTATTGCGGATGAGATTCATCGCTCAAAGGAACCTAAGTCAAAACAGACAAGAGCATTGTGGGCGGCAACAGGTGACGCAGACTTTAGATTTGCGCTTACTGGAACTCCAATAGCAAATGACGTTTTGGATCTTTGGTCTATACTTCACTGGCTAAGCCCAGATGAATGGCCAAGCAAGACGCGTTGGGTTGACCGCATGGTCAACACGATGTTGAACGCTTTTGGCGGAATGATGGTTCTCGGTGTTAAGCCACATATGGAACAAGAATTTTACGCGGCGATAAATCCACGCATGCGACGTATGCTTAAGAAAAAAGTATTGCCGTGGCTTCCAGAAATGATGTTTGAACGCCGCGATATTGAAATGTCAACCAAGCAAAAGAAGGCGTATGAGCAAATGCGTGACATGATGATTGCTGAGCTTGAAAATGGAGAAGCTTTAACTGCGCCATCTGCACTTACTCAAACGATACGTCTTTTACAGTTTGCTAGTTCGTACGCGGAGATGAGCGTAAATGAGGAAACTGGCGAGGCGCGTGTAGTACTCGCTGAACCTTCTTGCAAGGTTGACGCTCTAATGGACGACATCAAGAGCGGCGACTTTGGAAATGACTCCGTTGCAGTATGCGCAGTCTCTCGACAGCTTATTGAACTTTTAAGTGCAGAACTTACAAAAGAAAAGATCGAACACGGACTTATAACAGGCGCGCAAAATGAGGACGAACGCCAACAGGCAATTGACGATTTTCAGTCTGGCAAGATTAAGTGGATTCTTTTCACCGCACAAGCTGGTGGCGTAGGCGTGACGCTTACCGCGGCGCGTCGTCTAGTTATGCTGCAAAGACCGTGGTCACTAGTAGACCATAGACAGGCATTGGATCGCGTTCACCGTATCGGATCTGAAATTCATGACTCTGTTATCATTACAGACTATGTCACAGAAGGTTCTATTGAAGAGCGTGTGATTCAAGTTCTTGAGACAAAAGCCGACAACTTTGAACAGATTGTTCGTGACAAGGACAAGCTTCTTTCGCTACTAAAAGACGATAAGGCAGGAAATCTATGACAAATCCAATACGTATCTCTAACTCCGAGGTACAAACATTCAAGGACTGCCGTAGAAAGTGGTGGCTAAGCTACTACCGACGTCTGCAACCCAAGACACAACAAATGACAGGCGCACTTGCACTTGGAAGTCGTATTCACCAGGCGCTTGATGACTACTACTCAAAAAGCATTCCTTTATTAGACGCGCACTCGGCGCTCGTTGAAGCAGACCGCACAATTCTTGTTGAGTCATACCGCGACACCTTTGATCTTGACTCTGAGGCGGAGCTCGGCCGCATCATGCTTGAAGGTTATCTACAGTGGGTTGAAGAAAATGGAATTGACTCAGAGTTAGAGATGATCTCTACAGAAGAAATTATCTCAATGCCTTTGCTTGAAGGTCGAGTCGAGTTGCAAGGAAAACTTGACATGCGTGTTCGTCGTAAGGTAGACGGAGTTCGTATGTTTCGCGACTTTAAGACTGTTGGTGGCTCATTTACTGATTTTGGCTCAATGGCACACATGAACGAGCAGATCTTGACCTATATGATGCTCGAAACCGCACAAAATAAAGAAGGTGAAAGATCCGAAGGCGGAATCTTTACCATGCTTAAAAAGGTAAAGCGTAGCGCAAATGCTCGTCCTCCTTTCTATGACCAAATTGAAGTACGTCACAACGTGTTTGCCTTGCGCTCATTTTGGCAAAGAATTCATGGAGTACTTACAGATCTTATGAACGTTCGCGACAGACTAGACGATGGAGGAGATCATCGCTATCTTGCGTATCCTCGCCCTAGTCGCGACTGCAAATGGAAATGCCAATTTTTCACTGTATGCCCTCTGTTTGACGACGGAAGCGCCGCCGAACAAGCTGTCAGTGAAATGTTCGAAGTAGGAGATCCATATGGATACTACTCTACACAAGAGAAGAAAGGAAGTGAGTGACGTATGTCAGAAGTACAACGATCTCTCACGATGATGGTGTATGGAGAATCAAAGGTTGGAAAGTCTACCTTTGCAGTCACCGCACCGTATCCTCGACTCATGCTGGACGTTGAAGGCGGACACAGATTCTTGCCTATCATCGTGAAGTACTGGGACCCCCTGCGCGAGGAACCTCCTGTCGCAGATGGAACGTGGGATACGTGTGTTGTCACCGTTCGTGATTATGACACAGTTATAAAGACATATCAGTGGCTACAACTAGGTAAGCACCAGTTCAAGAGCTTGATTATTGACTCAATCTCAGAACTACAAGTAAAGTGCATGGACTCAATTGCAGGAAACGAGCAGATGAAGATGCAGCAGTGGGGCGAGTTACTTCGTCACATGGGCGCTTTATTACGTGACCTACGCGATCTTACAATGCACCCAACTAATCCGCTTGAGGCGGTTGTTCTTACAGCTATGGCACGTTCCAGCGATGGACGTAGCAAACCATACCTACAGGGACAACTTGCAATCCAGGCACCATATTTCTACGACATTCTTGGAGCTCTTACAGTCGAATCTGTACCAAATCCAGATCCGCTACAGCCTCCATACAAGGTACGACGCATGTATGTAGAGCGTACAAATGAGTACGAAGCAGGCGAGCGCGTCCAAGGTCGTCTTGGCGCAGTCGTTGAACAAGAAAATCTTGGAGTCGAACGCATGTTAGATGTTGTTTTCGGTCCAAAAACCCAACCCGCACAAGCACAGACAGGAGAAAAATAACAGATGAGCACTCTTAATTGGGGCGATCTCGTTAAAGACGCTGGCGAATCCGCCAGTTACGAACCACTTCCAGACGGTGACTATGACCTAGTCATTATGGAAGCTACAGCAAAGGTCTCGCAATCAGGCAAGACTATGTTTGCAGTCAAGGCACAAGTACAAAACGGTGCTCACGCTAAAAGACTTATCTGGGACAACCTTGTAGTTACACCAGATAATTCTGCTGCTCTTGGAATGTTCTTCCGCAAGATGGGTGCTCTCGGTCTTGGCCGCGAGTTCTTTGCATCAAATCCTTCCAATGCTCAAATTGAAGCAGCATTGAAGGGACGCTCGTTCCGTGCGCAGGTAGGTTCACGTACCTGGCAAGGCAACAAGAAGAACGAAATTAAGATGTACTTCACATCTCCTGTTGCAGCTACTGCAACAGCTGCTGCACCTGCAGCAGCACCTGCACCCGCGCCTGCTCCAGCTCCTGCACCCGCGCCTGCCGCTCCAGTAGCAGCAGCCGCTCCAGTAGCACCCCCAGCAAGCCCGTTCTAAGTGCGTTTAGTCGTCACCTACGTGTATTATGCGTAGGTGACGCGCTAAACATACTTAGCACGAGAGGAGTAAGCATGAAAGTTCTGATGTCGGGATTTACTGCTTTGCAGATAAATACTGAAAAAAGAACAATACAAAAGATTGACGTACCTGCGTCTATTGCTCAGGCGCTGCGTGAGTCTGGTCATGAAGTAGACTGGCGCAAGGTTACTCCAGGTGAGGACTTGTCGTCTTACGACGTTTTGTGGATCAATCTTGCACCGTTAAACTCACTTAACGGACGACAAGGCGCTATGGGTGCGTTATACGCTTTATCGTCTGGCATTCCTTGCGTTGGATTTTTTGATGATTGGCAATTTAACACCGTATTCAACGGAGCACGTGCGCTTATTCGCAAGCCCGAGATGTTGTATAAGCATCTGCTTGTTGGAACTGAACATCGCGGTGACGAAGGCGCAACATATTTTAGTCGTGCAGATATTGAAGCTGCACTTGAAAGAATTCGCGATGTAAACCCAGACGCCGCAAAGAAGTGCTACATTGAACGCTACTACATGATGGACACAGATGAAAATGTTCAGCCATGGGAGAAAAGACTTGTTCAAGCGGCAGACGATCTTTTAGCCGCGCGCTGGCTACAAGGTATGGTTCCAGTTTGTCCAATGTACTCGTTTGGTGACAGATCTATCGTGCGTAAGCGCATGCCAAAGGAACTTGGTCCTATTGAGGCGCTTGACCCAACGTCAACTATCGTTCCAACACTAAGTCCTGTAGTTGCTAAGGCACCAGAGCTTAAGAAGCGCGCGTGGGTACTTGGCGCTCTCATGCCACACGATACTTGGTTAGAAAAGAAAAATCTTACCTGGCCAGTAGAGATAGTTGGAAGTCGTAAGCTTATACGTAAACTTGGTGGACAAAGATTTGCAACAGAGCAAGACGTATTAGAGTTTTACAACCAGCATTGGGGAATTCTTTCACCTCCGTACCCTCACGCTGGCTCAGGGTGGTGGAGAAGTCGCTTCCTGTATTCTGCACACGTCGGATCAATTCTTGTTACCGACAAAGGCGAAGGTGATCCTTTAGGTGATCCATATAAGCTAAAAATTGCAGACGTAGAGAAGATGAGCGATACCGCACTTATTGAAGCTGCACAGGCGCAGCGAGATGCGCTGGCTCCGTACATTCCTCAGTATTCCTCGTTTGTTGATCATTGCAACCGTATCATTGAGCGTGCGATAAAACAAGACAAAGGTCTTGCGCTTAACGCAGATGGGACTAAGGTATGAGTCATATTCTTATCACTGGCATGAGCGCTCCTCATGCGTCGAGTGATGCCAACAAGCGCTCGCTATCTTTTGCTGGCCTCATACGTCGCGTGCTTGAGCAAAATGGTCACACCGTTACACAGGACGACCCAGAATTATCCTGGAACATAAATGACCTTGAGCAATATGACACTGTTCTTGTCGGGCTAAGTCCGTTAACAAGTCTAAGCGCTAACCGTGTGTATGGTGCACTTAACCTTATTGATCTACTACTTGAGTCAGATAAGTTAAAGTTGTTTATTGACGCACCTGAGCCTACACGTATTACTGCAAGCCTACGTGCTATAGCCAAAACGCCAGATAACTTGACAAAGCCTTTTTACTCGTATCGCCAAGGATACGCGCTTGCCTCTGTTCCAACTATGGCGCAAAACTTGCTTGACATCGTGTCGTACTTACTGAACGAGAAGTGGCCAGTAACTCTGTATCCGTCACTTCCTTGGGCAGGAACAGGGAAAGTGATTTCGCAGCTTCCTACAGGCGCGGCAGAGTCTCTTATGCCTGTTAACTTTGACTCGTATCTATTGACGCAGCAACAAACACTCGACGTAGAAAAACGTGACAAGTGGGTTGTAGAAAACTACAACACGAGCTGGACAAAGAACCAAACATCAATCTTGCGCAACACGTCTGTTCCGATGAAGTGGCATAAAGGCTGGAATGACGAGCAGGTGTTTACGCAAATTGCAGCAGGCATTGGCTCACTAATAAGCCCGTACCAAACCGGTGGAACGTGGTGGACGTATCGGCTTATTCAGTCAATGAATGCCTGCACACCTGTTGTTACCGACTGGCGTGAAAGCAGCGCTTTGGGAGAACCTTGGACGTATCTTGCTACTTACGTTGAAGATTTAGCAATTGACCAACGCGCAGAGCTTGCACGAGCACAAATGGAAGCATACATTGCATCTATTCCGTCACGTCGCGACGCGACTGTTGATCTATATGGTGCACTTGATCTCTACGCAAGGAAAGGATAGCATGGGAATACTATTTAACAACTGGATTGGCCGCACGCGGGATCTACAGAAGAAGGTGTACTTCATCGACTTTGAAGAGATGTCAGGCGAAAAAGACGCAAATATACGTAGACTAGTTGAATACATGCGTTGGAATATGTTAGCCATTGACGATGAGCTCGCAGAGATGCGTCAGGCAATCTCATGGAAGCCTTGGCAACACGATAAACCATACGCAGATCGTGAAGAGATTCTTAAGGAGGCGGTTGACGTTCTACACTTTGTCGCAAACATCATTGTTGCCGCGGGTGGAACAGACGCCGTTCTTGACAAGTTGTACCTTGAAAAGATGGAACGTAACAAGCAACGTCAACTTCAAGGGTACAAGGTAAAGGATATAGGAGTAAAGTGTGCGCTATGCGCACGCGCAATTGACGACGTAGGACGCGGTGCTTCGCCAGATATGTGTGCAAAGTGTCTTCCAAAGGAGGTAGACGGAAATGCCTGAGGTAAACTACGACTGGATCCGTGCGCAGATGCAGGAAGCTAGGGTAAAGGTTGGCGTTGGAAACGCCATTCTTAAACTTCTTAAAACATGGGAAGAGCTCAAGCTGTCCGAATCGCAGATGAAAGAAGTTGTTGAGATCTTTCCAAGTCTTGCACTTAATCACTCGATCACTCCTCAGCCTAAGGATGAGAAGTGGGTTGATGCGCAACCTGGCTCAATTAAAGTTGGTGACGAGGTACGTGTAAAAGACGATGCCTACACTGGAAGCACGGGAACAATGCACAACGGTAGACGCGGTCGCGTCGTAGCTGTGCGCTATGGCGACATCATCTTTAAGTCAAACGACAACAAGGAGCCTTTACTCGACGGCACGCACTATGCTCCGTATCAACTGCAAAAGAGGGTGCAATGACAGAAGAGAAACAACTGTACCGCGTGCAAGCTTTGCGCGATGCTGCACGCATCATCTCTGGCGAAAGAGACGTTCAGTATGGTGGTCCCGAGGAGAACTTTGCGCGTATTGCAAAGATCTGGTCTGTGATTCTTAATATCAAGGTTACAGAGGAAGATGTTGCAATGTGCATGGTAGGTGTCAAGGTTGCACGTTATGCAAACAAGTCTGGATTTCAACCAGATACCTGGATTGACATTGCTGGCTACGCCGGATGCGGCTATGAGGTCGGAAGAATTCAAGAAGAAAAAAGTACTCCAATAGCGTAATTTAGACACGTCATTTGCGTGAGGTCAGTATACAGTCCTACCGTGGATACGCGAAGGGACACTGACATATGTCGCAGATGACGTTTATTGACTGCAACGGGCTTGCAGCCTTTATGAGCCTTGGCTTTGTGCAGCAAGGAATGGAGATGAAACTGCGCACAGGAACTCTTAATTTTGGAAATCCTGTGGCAGAAAACAACCGTCAACATCTTGGAGATAATTGGACAGCAAGCTTCTCAGACGAGCCAGAAGAGTGGCCAGTTCTCAAGACTGACGTTGTCTTAGGTTGTCCTCCGTGCTCGGGTTGGTCCGTGTGGTCAGGCCCTGCTAATCGCGGTCCTGACTCAAAAGCGCACGAACATACACGCGCGTTTATGAAATACGCAGGACGAGTAAAGCCAAAAGCTATCGTGTTTGAGTGCGTGCAGCAAGCCTACACGCAAGGACGCGAGACCATGCTTAAATACCGTGACATGGTTGAGGAAATATCTGGAAAGAAATATGACCTGTACCACGTAAAAGAAAATAACCTACAGGTTGGTGGATTCTCTTATCGCCCGCGATACTTCTGGGTTGCAATGGAGAAGGGAATTAAGTTTAGCGCAGTTACTCCAACTCCAGACAAACTTCCACGCATCATGGACATCATTGGCGATCTTGCAAAAATGCCACAGAGCTGGGAAAAGCAAAAATATACAGCGCCTGCTCCGTCAAGCTGGGTAAAGGGCTTGCGCTCAAAAAGTGGAAAAGTAGACGGGCATATTGGAAAAGACAACATTCACACACAAAGAATTCAAGAAGTATTTGACATTATTGGTAACGAAAATTGGCAAGGCAACGGTGATCTTGGCGGCGCAATTAAACTTGCGGTTGAAATGAATGATGGAAAGTTTCCGCAGAAGTGGGCAGACGTTGCGCCGCGTGTTTCACGTAAAAACTTCAAACTTGGATTTAGCCAACCGTATCGCTGGAAGGAAGATCACTGGTGTAATGTTCTTACTGGCTCGG